GTAACCGGTAAACCGCCCCGAATTCCGGCATTGTAGTAATTCCTTACTGCGCCGCCTTCCGTTGCGATTTCCCCGCCACTGTAATGATTCCATGCTTGCCGCAAGATTCCGCTATCCTATCGGCTAGCCGAACCCCGCATTTTACGGGTTCCGATAAATCGCGCAACGAGCAATTCGACGTGATTATCACCGGTCGCATTTCCGCATGCCGTTTGCCGATGACATGCCATAACGCTTCCTGCAACCAGTCGGCGTTCCGGGTGTATTCCGCCCCTAAATCGTCTAGGATCAGCAACCCCGCGTTAGCATAGCGCCGCAAGATAGCGAATTCCGTTTCCCGAGCGCCGGGCGCATAACTACTGCGAAGTTCTAGGATCAACCCCGGAACATCGACAAAGGCGATTGATTCGCGGCCATCCAGATTTTCAACCCAGCGCCGCGCGTAACCTACCGCAAGCCCGGTTTTGCCGGTTCCTACCGGCCCGCAAAACAAAAGCCATGCGGCCGGGTTGATAATCACCTGAACGGCCGCCGCCGCTTGCGTCGCCGGGGAATCTTCTAGCCGGAAATCCCGATAGCGCCGGGGTATCCCGGCCGATTCCCATGCGGCCGCTATGCGGTTCGTTCGTTCTTCGGCCGTCACCTGTTCGCGTAACCGCGACATGGTTTCACGAAGCGCCCGCCCCGCTTCGCATGTGCAGTATTCACGGTAATCAATCAGCGATCCCGAACGGCTGTAAACGCGGCCGCGGCCGCCTTCCCCGCTGCAAAAACAATCGCCGCTACCATGTTCTTCCGGGAAAATCTTCCCCGAAGCGCTCCGGTTGCTTACGGCCGTTTCCGCCGCGGCGATAGCTACCGATCCCGCTTTCCGCATTCTTTGAACCCGCGCTATCGTTTGCTGTAGCTTTTCCATGGTTGTTAGTTCCTTCCGCCCCGGACTGCGCCGGGGTTCTTTCTTTCTTTATACTTTCTTTCTTTCTTATACTTATATTCTCTTCTCTTCTCTTCTCTTCATGAAGCGTACTTGACGCTAACTTGCTAGTTCGCGTCAAGTTAGCGTCAAGTTCGCATGTTAGCGCCCCCGATTTTCCCGATTCCACGCACGAATCGGCCGTTTTTTCGCCGGAAATCAAGTTAGCGTCAAGTTCGCGCGAACTAGAATCGGCCCCGGAAATCAAGTTAGCGTCAAGTTCGCGCGAACTAGAAATCAAGTTAGCGCTAACTTGAACAGGTTCGCGCTTCCGTGTGCAGGATCGGCAGGTTAAAATCAGGTTATCCGCGCTATGTGTTCCCCCTTGTGATAGCGGAACTTTATGGCCTATTTCCAGCCCGGTAAAGTAAACCCATGAAGGGCCGGCCCATGTGATTTCACCGGGCGCATTGCAGTGAAAACAATGCGCTTCCCCCCGGCCTTCCGATACCCCGGCCGCTACCGCAAGCGCCCGCCGCGCCGCCCTAGGAACCGCCGTTTTCCGGTATCCCGGAACCGTTTGCATGGTAACCGGTCGATTGATTTTTTGATAGCGCAACCAGTGAAGGAAAAGGATCAGTTCCCGCCCGTCTTCGTCTTCGTAAAGCATTACGGAATCAAGTCCGGCTACACGATCCCGCGCTTCGCTTACCTGTTGAACCGTAACGGAATCATCGTAGGGGAATAGCGAAGCGCGAAGATAAGCCGGATTAGCCCGAACAACGCCGCCATCATCGGCAAGCGTAATCATCCCTAAGAACAACAGCCTATCTAGGAATTGCAATTCGCCGATAGCCTCATCAGTAAAGAACGAAGCGTGAATCATTCGTCTCCCGGCCATGATTGATAAACGTTACCTCCCGTAAAAAAAAGGGGTTCGGGACGCAACCCCGAACCCCAGCATAGCCGCTTTAACGGTTGTTCACGCGCCAGAACGATTCGGGGTCAGTAAGCCGCTCTTCTAGGAACGCCCGGTAAGGTGAACAACATTCACAAGCCGCCCCGTTAGCGTAAACGCCGGTTCCCCAGCAGTAAGCGCATGCGCTAATCATCGCAAGCGCTTCCGGTAGTTGCCCGGCCGATAACAACCCCCGAATTGCGTTTTGTTCTGCCCATAGACGAAACGCCCGTTGGCGAGGATCAACTTCTATAGCTTTCATTCCGCCGCCTTCTTTCCGTCAATGTAGAACGCTTCCACCGGGTCAACGTAAACAACCCCGTCCGCGTTGCGGCCGCCTTCGCCATGCTCAAAATACTGCAAGTAAGCCCGGCGGTTCAGCGAAACCGTAAGAACTTCCCGCTTGAAATCTTCGGTTTGCCGCGACGCAAACGCAATAGCTTTATCTTCGTCTTGAATCACATAGCGCCCCGGTTGCGTTCGGAAACCGAGCCTCAGCAACCCTGCGAAAAAGCTGCGCTTCTTTTCGCCCTCAATCTTTCGTTCCGCAAAGTTACGCAATTGCGGAACCCACGCCGGGTTGTTACACAACCATGTGATAGATCGAGAAAGCGCGTTGATTTCTGCGTCATAGCGCAATTCGAGTTTCTTTTCCCATGCGGCCCGTTCCGCCCGAAGCGCCGCTAGTTTCCCTTCAAGTTCCGCTTTCCGGTTCCCTATCCATTCCGCTAACCGTTCAGTATCTTCCGCGTTATCGGGCGCAGGTTCGCCGTTAAGGATTTCCCCGGTTTCGGGATCAATCCGAAATCCTGCTACTTCTACCGGCCCTTCCCGATATTCATCTACCGGATCATCCGAACCGATAGGGGAAGTGCAAACACACGCTTCCCGGCTTTCGGCCCCGCATTTCGTGCAATACATATCTACAAGCCTTGTCATTGTTTGATACCTTCCATCATTATCCGGGTTGCTTCGCTATGCGCCCCTGCGCTGAACATAAGAACCCCGAAGATAGCCGCGATTATCGCAAGCATCGTGAACCACCATGTTCCCATGCGGATAACCCCTAGAAGTTCCCGCCGGTAGCCCTGAACCTGCCGGTTCAACTCCTCAATCTCAACCCGGATCGCCCAGTTGTTGTTAGCCATCAGATGCTAGCCCTTCTTCCGTGCTATCCTGCCGCGCCGCCGCGGCCTCAATCGCGGTCTTCAACTCCTGCGCCCCTAACTTCGCGACGCTTTTCACGTTGAAGCGCCGGTTCAGGTAGCCGGATAGCCACATCCGGTCATCCGGGGTAGGGGTAAGCGCCGCTAGGCTATCTCGCAAACGCGCTATTTCTTCCGTTGCGCCGCCGAACGGAACCCCGATAACTTCGCCGTTCGATTCCGCTTCCGTTTCTTTTCCGGCCGGAACTACCTTGACCTCTACCGGGACGGCCCCCGGTATTGTCTCGGTCTCCGTTTCATCGAGCATCCCGAGCCCGGAAATCGAAAGCGTGACGCGCCTCTTGGCCTTCGTTTCCGCCTTCATCAGCGCATTTGCTAGCCCGTCACCCCGCAAGCTGCCGATTGTAACAGCGCCGGTAGAAGTATCTACCCGGCCGTCTTTTCCGGTAGCTTCCGCGGTGACAATCCATACGTCACCGACTTGTTCTCTGCCGGTTATCCTAATGCTGATTCCGTGCAGTTTTCGCAACTGATCGGTTGCATCTTTTGTCGCATACAGCACCAGCCGCCCTGACAGCCGCAGGTATTGAAACGGCTTTGTCAGCGGGTTTAGCCCCACAGAGCTACAAACCCGCTGGTAATACATCAACCGGTCTTTTTCGCTTAACTGCGCCAGATCCCCGCCGATCAGAACGTTCTCCAGCGCCGCAATCGCGCTTGCTTCTTGCGTTTGTTTCATCATTTCATTTGTCATGTTAGTTTCCTTCCTTAGTGGCGGCCGCCCCGCCGCAAGTGTTCAAATACGCTTGCGCTTGAAGCGCTTCCGATAGTTGCCGCTCCGCGTAACGGACACGGTAACACGAAATATGGGATTTAAGCGCGTTCTTTCGGGTAGGAACGCGGTTATATTCGTCTAGCATTTCCCGTTGGTTCGCGACCGCGGTATCTACTTCGCGTTGCCAGTATTTTACTGTTTCTATCAAGCTACCAGACCTCCCTGATCCTGCCGGTTCCGCCGCAGGTGTTACAATCGGAGCCCTTCCCGGCCCCTAAACATTCGGGGCATGAATGTTCGTAAATCCGAACCTTCCGGGCTTGCGGTTCCTGCTCGTTTCCGTTAGAATCGGAATTACTGCCCATCGTCATTTGCCGATATTCGTTATCGGACTCTTGCATGGTTAGTTACCTTCCTAGCGCCCCGCCTTCGGGTGGGGCGCTATTTTATTCGGCCGATATGCTTTCTGCCATCTTGATCCATCGTTCTATTTCTTCCGCCGGGATCGTTACCCGACCGAGTTCTACATCCACGATTCGCTGAAGCGGAACCCCTAACGCTTGCGAAAGTTCGCGCTGGCTTATCCTCCGCGCGAACCGCGCATATCTCACTCGATAACCACCAGATTCACCAGCCTTCGTCATGTATCTTTGATATATCCTTCCTTCCTTAAAAACGGCGGCTCCGCTTTCGGGGAACCGCCGTCGCATGTTGCAGACATGTTGTTGAAACGAACATTTCAACATGGGGATTATATCAATGATAAATCACTCCCGCAACCCCTTTTCAAAAAGTTTCTTCGTGCTGGAATCCCCTTGCTTCAGCTATGGGGAGGAAGCGCGAAACTCCTTTCTATATTTGACATACTCTTGCTTTTCTGTTATACTGAGTATGCCATGAAGCTAACCGCGCAGGTAAAGCTCCTGCCTTCGCAGGAACAATACGATGCCCTCCAGAAGACGCTTGAGACAGCCAATCGTGCTTGTAACTACATCTCCGAACAGGCGTGGGAAACCGGCACGTTTGGACAATTTAAGCTCCAGAAGTTGACCTATGCCACTGTTAAGGGTAACTTTGGATTGTCTGCCCAGGTTGCCGTGCTTTGTGCGAAGAAAGTTGCCGAGGCTTATAGGCTCGACAAGCGAACCAAGCGCACATTTAAGCCTACTGGCTCTATTGCCTTCGACGACAGAATCCTCCGATGGTATACTGAGAAGCAATTCGTCTCCATCTGGACTCTCGCAGGCAGGATAAAGATACCTTACACGTGCGGCGAAAGAGCGAAACAACTTCTTCAGACTCGGCAGGGTGAGTCTGATCTTGTCTTCAGGGATGGTGTGTTCTACCTGCTTGCCACCTGCAACGTTGAAGAACCCGAACCTATTGACATCGACGCAGTTCTCGGCGTCGATGTCGGCATTAAGAACATCGCCGTTGACTCTGACGGAGAAGTATTCTCCGGCGCAGTCGTCAACGGACTCAGACATAGACACCGCAGGCTTCGCGCCAAACTCCAGAGCAAGGGCACAAAGTCCGCGAAACGACTGCTGAAGAATCGCAAACGCAAAGAACAACGCCTCGCAACCGACGTGAACCACACGATAGCCAAGCGACTTGTAGAAAAGGCAGAATGCACGAAGCGAGCTATTGCCGTCGAAGAACTGACCGGCATACGCGAGCGGACTAAGGCTCGAAAACCTCAGCGTGCTACACAGTCGTCCTGGTCGTTCTACCAGCTTCGGAGCTTCATCGAATACAAAGCTCTTTTGGTTGGTGTGCCGGTGATCTCGGTTGACCCGAGAAACACTTCTCGAACCTGTCCTGTATGCGGTTGTGTTGATAAAAGAAACCGTCCTAACCAATCTACATTCTCCTGTTGTCAGTGCAATTTCGCTGGATTCGCTGACCACATCGCTGCTTGCAACATTGCAAGCAGGGCGGCTGTCATACCGCCATACGCGGCGTCCGCAAGGATAGCTGCAAGCCCCCGGCTTTAGCCGTGGGGTCTATGACAAAGTTTTTTCCTGAACCGCATAAGCGTTACCGGCCTGCCGCCCCACGGTTTTAACGCCGCCGCTACATCCGCCGCATCTATCAACGTTTCGATCGCGCCGAACGCAGGGGTATAACCCGCTTCTTCCGCTTCCCGCAACGGAACTATCAACGGTTCCGGCCCCTTCCCTGCGTTCCACGCCGGAACGCGAATTAAGCGGGAATTATCCCGAAGAAACCGAAGCATAGCCCCCCGCGCGAAAGCCCGCGCATACGGCAGGAACCCGCGACCGGCCCGATAGCCCGGAAGCGCCCGCGCAACCCCTTCTAACCCGGCCGCTATCAAATCTTCCCTATGCTGCGCCCCGCCGTGAACCCGCGAAGCTATGCGCCGGATTTCCGGAAGTATCATTTCGTATAGCCGCGCCCCGGCCCGGTTATCGCCGCGCGCTGCGGATAAAGCCCATCGGTTTAGGTTGTGTTCGTTCATAAGAAAAAAGCCGGGACGGATAACCGCCCCGGCCGCCGGAAGTGACGCGCCCGGCCGATACTATTCTATCCGATACTGGAAATGCATATTGTCCGGCCGCTTCCATCGGCCGCCCCATTGCCAGCCGTTGCGTTCGAAAATTTCAACAACCCATAACGGCATGCGGGTATCAGTAGCGCCCTGCGGGTTGTGAACCGCATCTAAATCTATTGCGGCCCCGAACGCATGGTTGGATAGCGCCGCGCCGCCTCGAACCGGCCTGAAATTGTAACTGCCGGAAAACTGGTCAAGCCCCGATGAATGCAGCAACTCACGCGCCCGGTTATCATAAAACGCCGCGCTTTTCCCGTCGCCGTAAGCGCATTTCATCATACACCGCGCCGCCCCGAAGATTTCCGCAAACACCCCGTAAAGTTCACCGGTTAACAGCCTATGTATTCTCAGCGTCTTAATCTTCCGGTTTTCGTAAAACATCGGATAGCCCGCCGGAAGATTCATGCTTCGGATATTATCCCGTTCCCATGCCGCATTTAGCGAACCGTCCGCGTTCGCCGGGTTGCCGAACATTGCCTTCATTTCACCTAAACTTTTAGGGGTTTTCAGTTCCATGCCGTTTCCCTTCCCGCTTTTCCGGGTATAATGTTTGCGCTACTTATCGGGGTTAAAGGTTTCCGGCTAAGGGGTTATGATAACGCGCCGGAAAGCCCGGTTCCGGGTTCCCTGTACGTAAGTTTCCCCTTACCTGTTGCGGGAAAGTTCGCAACCGCGCAAAGCTCGTTAATAATGCACGGGTTCCGCTAAACGAGTGCGTTTGACTAATTGACCCCGCCGCCCGGATCGGCATTAGCGGCCGCCCCCGGAAGGTTGTAGGTAAGCGCCGCTAAACCCTACCCCCGCAAGTATCCGATTGAACCATGCGTTTTCCGGCCCCGCATGTTCCTGCGTTATGTATTGCCCCCAGTAGCTTTCTAGCGCCGGGTTGCCGCCGTTATAATATACGCGCCCCGCAATAGCCCATGTTTCCCCCGGCATTCCCCCTACTATTCCCGTTACGATTAACGGCCCGGATCCGTCATTAAAGCGGAACCCGGTAGGATACATGGACGATCCTGAATCGGGCGCGTAAGGATTACTGATCCCGCCGAATAGCAACGCTTCGCATTTAGCGATAACCCGTATTTCCGGAACGCCCTGCATACTGCGAACCGGCGGCCCCGCCGTTAAATCCCGAACCCGCGCGAATATCGGCTTGTGTTCTACCTGAACGAAAACCCAGTCTGATGCGCCGGTATAGCAAAAGCCCGCTTCATCATAATATGTAACGTAAGCGCAGGCTTGAACGGTTTCGAGAACGGCCGGGGGAAGCGCCGCCATGTGTTAGCGCTTTCCTGCCGGTCGCGATTCCTGCACCTTCGCTATCAACCCCTGAACGCGAACCGCTTCATCTTGAAGCGCCTTCAATAACGCCCGCCGGGTTCCATCCTCCATCCCTTTGAGCGCCATTTTCGGGGTTATTTCCTGCGCGATAAGCGCAAGCGCAAGCTCCCGGATGCCGCGGTAGCCGGATAACTCCGCGGTCAAATCCAATACGTTCCCCGCGGTTATCGGCTTGCCGTCCAAGACCTGCCTTCGGAGCCATTTTGCCGGGTTGATTTTCATAGCCTATACCTCCCGCTTCGCAAGTTGATCCACGCCGATCGCAACCGCCCCGGCCTGAACCCCTAGCCATGCCGCTTCTAGGTAATCCGGCCTTCCGGCCGTGTAAAGCGCCGCGCCCGCTACCGCTAGAACAATCGCAAGCCCTACCGATACCGCCTGCGTTGCCCGGCCGCTAATCGGGAAAAGCGTTTTCCCTAGATCAACTATCAGTTTTACTACCACGCCGATCCCCGCTACGTTGAGGAGCAGCGTCTTTAAGGTCATATCCACGCGTGATATCTCCGTTCTTCTCTAATCGTTCTAATATCCGGGTTAGCCGCTTCATGGAATCGTTTGTTTCCGTGATTAGCGCCTGTTGTTTATCATTATGTTGCTTTTGCGCTTCGGCTAGGTTTTCAAGCCGCAGGATTGTTTCCGCCTTGTGTCTAGCGTCTTGATCCTCAAGCGCCTTCAAAAACGTTTCCCGCATCTCCTCAATACTAGACTTGAACGTATTGCTAAGTTCCCGAAGAACCTCCGCGTTTTCCGCGTTCCGCCGGTCTAAATGCGCAAATAGCATGCCCAGAATCAACTTCATAGCGGTAAACATAATCGCGACAACCGCTACTTCGGGAACTACCCGGTTCAAATCCATGACTACATCAGTCATTAATCACCGTAACGCGCATCAGGGTTCCTTCTACAACATCCTGTTCAGGATCATCATTCCATCCGCTTTCGATTGAGTAATTCGTGTTCGACTCTAGGTATTCATCCCCCGGCAAGACAAACGCACCCGTCGGCCCGCTAGTGCCATCAGAATCACCCGCCGAGATCGACATGCTTTCCGCTTCCAGTGCGTAAACCGTGATTCCGTGTAGCCCGCCCCGAACCCATTTTTTCGATTCTAGCGGCATTGAAACCCCTACCCCCGGCTTTATCCTGTCAACGCAGTAATCGGCCATGATTTCCTGCGTTCCCGATTCTAGCGTTTTGTTCATCGGGCGTAACATGTAGCTTTCCGCCTGATTGTTGAAAAACTGCTCATGATCGTACCAGCGGAAGCGCCCGTCCCAATCAACCGTTTCGTAATATATCGCCGGGGATTCGTCTTTCAGTAGCGCAAGCGCCGCATGGGAGGAATTATCTTGCCGCAGGTTCGCCGCCCTAATCAAATCCGATATCGTAACCGTTTGAAGCGCCCGGTATTCTACATTGTCGAATTGAAAACCGTCTGCAGTAAGCCCGAATTCTTCGTCAAGGACAATCCGTCCGTCGTGCAGGTATAGCAAGCCCCGTGTCCCGTAACTGGTGATTTCCTCTTCGTATAACTTACCTTCGTTTAGCTTGAAGGTTCCTACCTTGAATTCGTTCCGCCATGTTTGAAGGGTTTCCCCTATCAGCAACCTCCCGTAAGTTTGAAACTTCGCGGGGCGTATTCCGAACCACCAGAACGCTTCATCGGATTCAATAGATATCGTTACTGAACCGTCAATGCCCCAGCCCCAGCCGCCCTGTTGCGAACGCACTTCTAGCCGCGAACTTGTTTTATCGTAACCCGTCGCGTTCGCCGGAACGCATAAATCAATACCTGCGAAATCCCGGCTACCGGGGAGGAATATATCCCATGTTTTATCCCCTATCGTTATTGTAGCCTGCTGATCTTCTACGCTTGCCGAAAGTTCAAAATGTAAATAGCGGTAATTGCTTAGGAGCCAGTGATCATCTAGCGTAACATGCGCCCGCGCCTTCCCGGAAATGTTAGAAACGTAGTTCCCGCCGGTTATTGTAGAACCGCCGCTTCCGGGCGCGATTTCCGGGAAATCCGGGAACTGCGGGTTATCGTTAACCCGAAGGGTTAACGCTTTCCATGTTGCCGCCTTCGCAGGTATCCTGAGCGGAACGCGCCAGTTGTCTGCCGATAAATCTAAATCATCAGTATCGAGAACGAACCCGAAAGCAGGCTCCCCGATTGTATCGAAATCTTCGTTCATGATTTCAAGCGAGGAAAAGGGTGTGCCTGTGTTGCCAGTTGCCAGAACCCTGTAACTTGTGCCAGTCCCACCCATATTGGCAAAAGAAGGAATCACTGCATCCAGTGGCGCGCTTTCATCAACCCCGCCGGTTCCGGGATCATCTACCGGGTAATCCTGATTCACCGGGTAAAGCCCGTCCGGCCCGTCAAGCGGAACCACGCCGTAGCTATGCGCCGCTATCGTTTTATCGCCGGGAGTGGTGCACTGCATATCCTCATAGATTTCCCGTTCCGGTTGCAAGTTGCCAAGTTCAAGCCGCGCTCGCCGGAACGTTTCGATCCCCGAAGTGTCAGCAGTAAGCGTCACCCGATGCCCGGACGTGTTCGCGATCGCGCCATCCTCATCTGGCATTTGGGCGTAGTTGCTTTTCGTAAGCGTCGGAAGGTTCTGCGAACCGAAAAACTGCATTTGCAAATAGGAGGATGCGTATTTGCCCGTCCCATCAACTATCCGGGGCTCGATCTCCTCCATCGTTGTCGAGCCTACACCGACCACCGTCGGAACACCGCCCCCGTTGGTGATCGTCACCTCATGCCCAAAAGCCTTAACCGTAACGGTTCCGCCGTCTTCGTCTTTGTCCCAGTAATACCAGTTCAGATCGGCAGTTTTGTAGCCGCGTAGATCGCAAGCATCTTTTGTCATCGGATCGGAATAACGCGGCCGCGGCCCCCACGGTAAACCTGCGCCCGTCGTTTGTTCGCGCCCTACATCCCGGATGTCCGCGAACAACCGCGCCCCGAACGAACATGACGCCTCGATTTTTCCTTCAACCGGGGTCGTAGTACCCGGAACCGGTTCTTCTATCTGAACGATAGCCGTGTAATCGTACCAAAGCTCTTTTTCTTCTTCACCTAGCCGGGCGTATAGGTATAAAACCCAGTTCGCATTTTCGCCGTCAAAGTTCGTTTCTACAGGTTCCGGGGGGTGAATCTGATAAGGGGGGTAAAGTATGAAAGTTGATTCCGCAACGCCACCCCAGTAAAAACTAACCTGCGGGGTATACCGTTCGTGAAACGCGCCATGGCCTTCCGTAAAGAAACCGCAGTAATACGCTTCGCCCGATCCCGTGATCTTCTTTTTCTCGCCGGTATCAACAAGCGCGCGTTTCACGTTAACGGAAGGTATCAGTTCGCAACATGAACACTCACGCGCTAGCGCCGAACGGGAAGGTATTGCATCGTAGATCAGTTCTAGCCAGTCCCTGTATTTCGGGAGTGAACGCAATTTCCCGTTAGTGTGATTCCGCTTTAACTTGAAGTTGTTCATTCGTCTTCGGGGCAAACATCGGTTTCAACAAGCGTTACCCATGCGCCTTCCGCCCCTACCGTCTTTAGCTTACCGCATTTATCCGCTTCAATTTCGCGCAAGCGCCCTACAATCGCCCCGTTTTCGGAATCCCAGCCGATATCCGTTATCACTGAAAACTTGACGGGGTTTTTGCTTGAACGATCCCATGTATCTTCGTCTTGTTCGCCGATCACCATGGAAAGCGTTTGCAAATCGCCGCCGGTGCAATCCTCAGGTTCCGATTCTTTAACCGGCCCTACCCGGCCGCCGCGCTTTTGAATCGCGAATATCGCGATTCCGCCTGCCGTCTTGTGAACTTCAATGCCCGGCCCGCCCGTCATATTCGTTACACGGTTGACCGCCCGCGATAGCTTTTGTAATAGCGTAACAAGCCGCCGCTTATCGTCAACATCCCGGTATTCGGGGATTTCGATAGCCATGTTTAGCCGTCCCCTAACAAACGCGGCAAACCTAGCACCGCGGCAAAGTTGCACTCGGGGTAACGGTAATCGTTCCCGGATTTCGGCTTATCCCATGCGCCTGAACCGGCCGCCCCGGAAACGTAAACGGGTTGCCCGTCTTTTGAAGTATCGTAATCGGGTTTATCGGGATCTTGTCCCTGATAATAACGTTCGTTCCCTTCGCCATCCCGCGCTATCAACGGCGGCCGCCAGACTTCTTGCCATGAACGCTTGCGGCCGGAAAACTTATAAGTAGTCTGGCAGGAAACAAGGTTTCCCGCGATATCGTACGACTCTTCCGTTGAAGCGCCGTCAAAACGCAAACAACCTATCGCGAACCCCCGGAATATCCTATCGTTGACGCATTGAATCGCTTGCGAAATCGCTTCATAAGGAGGAGCTATTACCCTCATCCGCATACTGTATTCCGTCAGCGGAACCGGGGTAGGAATATCAATCTCAACCGGGGTTTGTGCAGTTTCCCATGTATAGCCCTTCGTCTGGTCTATTAACTCAACATCCCATGACGAAGATATTTCCGCGAACTCCTCCCCGAGCTCCCGTTCCGTTGAATACTGATAAGTGCATTTGACAACCCCGTCCGCGCCTAACGGTTCCCATGAAGCGGAAACGCAACGAAGGAACGGCAGGTATTCATCTAGCGGCCATGGCGAACCCGGAACCGGCAAGCCGGGGTCAAATATCGCGTTCCGGGGAACTACAACGCTTAACGTTCCGGTCATCCCCTTATCGTCTTGCCCTAGCGACCATGCCGCCTGTAATAGCTTGTTGTGCAGGTTAATCATTAGGAATAAACTTTCGGGGCGTTCAAGCGCTTCAATTCGGATAGTTGCGCCATCAGTAGAATCTCTATTTGCCGCGCGTGAACACCGCCCGCGTTGCCGCCGAGCGGAGAACCCATGCCCGCGAACTGCGCCGCCGCCCTGCCGGTAGCCGTTTGAACCGGAACCGCCATGGCTTTCCCGCCTAAGCGCCCGAACTGTTTTTCAATGCCGTCGATCAGGTCTGGAACGGAGGAGTGCCCGACGACATCATCATAGAGATTTCGAAAAGCCGCGGCGATAGCATTAATCTTGTCAGTTAGCCATCGGAACATTCGCCCGAACCGGCCTATCGTGATATCGTAAACGGCGTTCCAAAGGTTGCTTACGAAATCCACGATCCCCGACCAGTTGTTCTTAAGAACCGTTAGCAGGTTATAGCGGATAAAAGCGTCGTAAAGGAACTGCAGGAACGCCCGCGTTCCGATTTTCACTGCTTCCCACATATCCGCAAAGAACGATTTTATCCGATCCCAGTTTTTGTAGATAAGCCATGCCGCCGCGGCAACCGCGGCGATAACCGCAATCACTATCGCAACAGGCCCCGTTATCGCGGCCCATAGCGCCGCGAAGTTTATTGCGCTAACCCGCGCCGCGATTCCCGCAAGTATCGTTGCATTCCGGACCTGCTCTAGAACCGCCACCAGCTTCAACAGCGGCCCGGCGACCGCCGCCAGTCCGAGTAGCGCCAGCACCGCTTTTTGAGCCGGATCAGGCAGCGCCAGAAACCCTTCCATGAGGGTGAGGAAAAACCCCTTCATCTTCGCCGTAAGCTCATCGAGTTTATCATCAAACTCTTGGAGCTTCCTAACGGTATCGTTAGACAGAACGTTACCCGATTCTGCGGCCTGCCGGAAATATGCTTCAAGCTCCTCGTTGCTCATCCGTAAAAGCGGGGTGATATCTTGGACTGCGCGCCCGAACAATTCCATGGCAAGCGCGTTGCGTTCCGTGGGGTTCTTCACGTTTCGCAAACGCTCGATGATTTCCGGGAGCAAATCGTTCATCCCGCGAATGTTGCCCGCCGCGTCCTTAACGCTGATTCCTAAGGTTTTGAAAACTTCAGAAACCGCAGAACCATCACTCGTGCTGTCTCGAACGCGCTTCTGCAGGATTGTCAAAGATCGCGCAAACGCTTCGAAACTGAGACCCGAGTTCTCTGCGACGAATTTCCATTTTTGCAGCGCCTCTGCCGATAGCCCGGTTGACGCCGATAAGTTCCCTAACTGTTCTGCCCATGCCGCCTGCGCTTTCGCGAACTGAAACACCGCCCCCGCCGCCGCGATCAACGGTAGGGTAACGCTTTTCGTCAACCTTGAACCTAACTTATCTAGCGCCGGCGGGCTTTTCGCAAGTTCTTCCCGCATGGCCTGCGAAGCGCCCTGAACGGTATTCATTCGTTCCTGCACTTCGCGCAATTCCCCGTTAAAGCGCGAAGCATCGACAGAATCGGGAGCTACCCCGGCTAACTTGATTCGCAAATCATTAGCACGGCCCTGCAATTCCTTCATTTCGGATTCAAGTTCTTTAATGCCCCGGTTGAACTTTGAGGAATCCATTTTCAGGACGGTATAAAGTTCGCCTACCTTAAGCGCCATGATCTACCTACTTTGCCCATGCGCGAACGGCCCGCGCCGCCTGTTCACCTTCTAGCGGTTTCCGGGTCGCAGTATCGCCGCTGTCAATAAGCAAACGCTCCCGGAACGCGCTATTAGGCGATAAGCCTCTAACCAACACCAGAAACCGCCGCCAACTCAGAGAATCGACGGCGGCTCCTAAATCTAGCCTGTATTCGCGCAGGAAATCCGCTTCTAAGTAAGGCCAGAGTTCTAGTATCTTTTCCGCGTTATCCGCCGCCGTCGCTATAGGCCCCCGCCACCCATGTAACGATTTCCCCTAGTTCATCTACGGTCGGGTTTGCCGCTAACAGCCGTTCAGTATCCGCGCCGAATAGCGCCCGAACAAAACCGAAAACAGCCTCCGCCGGAACTTCCGCGCTATCGCCGCTCTCCTGCCGAAGCGCGATTACTTCTAGGATCACCGCCGCCGGGATAGAAGGGGGAAGCGTAAACCGCTCCCCCCGGAATACGAACTCTACCGGTTCCCCTTTAGCTTCCGCCCGTTCCGCATCAAAATCCCGGAATCGTGACATTACAGGTTAGCGCCCCGCCGCGTTGCCGTAAAGCCCCATGCCGCCGCATCATTGTAATCGCCGCCGATATCCGAAAGCTCATAAGTGCAAAGCATTTCGATAACTTCCCCTTCCGCTTCCGGCGGAAGGGTAAGCCGGGTTTTTACCTGCGATTGATAATCAATGTAGCCCGCCGCCGTTTCTACTGCGGTCTGTCCGGCGTCGCGGGTTCCGTCATCGGGATCAATCAGATATTTCCCGCTCGCCGTTATCGTTTTGCCCCGGTTCGCAATGATCCCGTTTTTGTTGCCGTTGTCTTCTTTCAACGTCCATGCCGCATCGTCAGAATCGGAACCGAACGAAAGCGTTTCAAGCCCTTTAACTTCAACATAACCGCCGCCTAAATCAATCTCGAACTTAAACCCCCGCGCAAGAACGGGAACGGGTGTAGCCATGTTTCTTTACCTCTTGTCAATCTTACTGCGTTGTTTTGCGTTGCGCGTTCCGAACCGTGAAACGGAAGTTCAATGACCATTCATAGCGGCCGTTATTATCCCGCCCCAGCATATACGGAACGTTTTGCGCTTCAATAACTAGAACCTCTTCGCCGCCCGGAACTAATGCCGCGCCGGGCGCGAAGTTTTGAAGCAGGTTGTAAATATCGTTTGCAAGCGCGTTTCCCGCCTGCATCGGCCCCCGAACAAGAACCTGTAGAACCGGGTAATCAAGCCCTACATGCGGTTCCGGTTCCGTTGACGAACGGGTGTAAACGGAGACCGCAGTATCCGGCGAATCGGGGATATGTTCGCAAAATACGGAAGTGGAAACTTCCTGCGCTATGTATTCCGCGACATCCGCCGAAAGCATTAGCTAACGGTTCCTTCCCCTATAACGATAATGTTGTAGGTTGCCGAACCGCCTGCGGGGTTCGTGATTTGGATCGTCTTGTGAGTTGCATCGACCACATAGCCGTCGATCGGAGCCTCTAGTTGAACTGCGCCCCCGGCCTGAACAATCAGTTCATCGGAAGCATCCGAGAACCATGCTGACAGCCCGTTAGAAGCGCCCGCTTTAACCTTCAGCGTGTATCCCGTCGTCGCCGTCACCAGTTCGATCCGAATAGCTTTTACTTTCGTGAAAGCCGCCGTTCCGAACGCGCAACCCAACGCCTTCAAATCTAGCGTTTCATCGGTTCCGGTTGTAAGCGTTCGCTGATCGCTTGCCGCTACCTGCGCCTTGTTCGCCCCGGTTCCGTCGGTAAACGCTTTCCGCGGGCTGTACTGAAACGACTCTGAGGGAGTGCTTAGATCGAGTGAGTTGTTAAACTGCCAGCGGATTTTCGATTGAACTTCCGCGTTTTGCAATGCAATTGCCATGTTATCTTCTCCTAGCGGTTCAGTTCCGCCGTTAATGCTTTAAGTATATCCTTTTGCGATTCGTTAACGGCCCGTTCTAGCCATTTCCCTTCACGGCCGCCCTGAAAATCTAATTCCGGGTGTTCGTGTAGGTAAACGGCGTAAGGGGTGTTATAGAAAACAACCGCCGCTTCGTCTCCTTCCCTAACGGGAAGCGTTTGCAACGCGGGCGCAATTACTTCCTTTGCAACCCCTTCGCGCGTTACCCCGGTCATGCGCCCCGCCGCCGGTTCACTCCCTCCGCCCGTTACCTGAACTTGCCCGCTATTTAACAATATCCCGGTATCAAGCGGAACCTTCTTGTTAGCCCGGTTCAAAACAACCCGCGCCGCCTGCAACAGCCCGCGCCGGGCGCTATCCCGGTAGTACTTCCGCGCCTTATCAACGTCAAGTTTAAGGTTTACTCCTAGCGGCATTACTGCGGCCTCTCTATCGTTCCGGATTTCGGAAGCGCAAGCGGGGTAACTATCCCCGCCGGTTGCGTCAATATCCGATACTGAACATGTTCTAGCCCCATGTCTTGCGCCGGCGGTTCCGCGCTATCGTCAACGTAGAACAAAAACAACGTTCCGTTATAGATTTCCCCTTCCGCCGGTTCCCATGATCCGTTAATGAACAATTCGATTTCCGGGTAGGTATAGCGCCCGCTATCCTGCGCCGTGAACATCAGCGGTTCACCGGGGGAAATATACGGGGCGCTTTCCGCTTCCCCGAAGTAGATTTCAAACGCAACGGGTTCCGGGGGTTCCGGGGGAACCGATTCATCGGGGCGCGATTTCGCAAAAACTTCTATGTGATTCCCGATCCCGTTTACGCTTAGGTATTCAACCGTCAAAACGGAATACACGCGCCCCGCGTAAACGCATTTATCACCTACCGCAACCGAAAACGCCGGGGGAAGAAAAACTAGTAAATCCGCCTGTTCTTCTTCCCCGTCCGGGAACGTTATGCGTTGCGAAACGCCCTGCGCTAACGCGTTTGTAGAAACGCCCGTACTATCGTATTCCGGCCCGAAACGGTTTTCCCCGGTTCGGGCGTAGAATGTTACGCTATCCGGAAGCGGGATATCCATGTTAAATTACCGGAACCCCTGCCGATAATAGCCCCGCGGTCAGCAAATACTGATAAGCGCGAGGGGGAAGTTTAGCGCCCGCCACCGAAGTAGCGGAACGGGTTGTTTGCCCCCCCTGCGCGTAAGTAACCGATACTTTTCCGGCCGTATAACTTGCGATATCCCCGGTTGCCGCCGCAACGGGTTCCCCGCCGTTAATCCATGATTCCAGCAACGCACATACCGCGTTTTTTACGGCCGTTGCGCCGTCCGTTGTAGCGCCCGGCGCTCGGCCCCGCGTCCAGTAATCTATTTCCTCCGATGCACGGTCTAACATGCGCCCTGCATCCGCCGGAAGTTCGTTTTCCTGAACTCCTAGATATAACGCTAGTTCCGCCGTTGTTGCGTAAGCCATGATTAACCCTTAGCGCAGGTTCCAGCGTCGCAGCAACTGGAGCGGGTTGTTCCCGGATCGTTTGCCAACCCCGAAAAAATCACCGTTCAAAACGCTATGCTCGAACGTTGTCAGATCCGCTAACTGCGCGTTGTTTAGCGCAACCTCCAACTTCCATGTTTCGCCGCCATCAATGCTGGACCAGACTGTAGAGTCGCCCGACGCTTTGTAATACGTCGCCCAGATTTCGCCGTCCGGGTACGCGCCCATCCCGAAGCATTGGGAGTCTTCATACGCTGACGGAAGCGCGAAAACAGTTTCAACCGAACCGCCCCATGCATCGGTTCGGAAAATCCTCGCATCGTGAGCATCGTCATTTGACCAGAGGATTGATTTCCCGAACGGGGCGTAGCCCGTGCAACCGCCGATGAGTTCCGGGATTTCTTCAAATCCCTTTTCAAACGTTCCGCGGAACGCTTTCTTATGAGAATCGCCAGTCGTCACAAACCACAGACCGGAAACCTCGTTATAACGAATCACATGGCAATGCCGGTCAGGATTGCCGTTTGCGAAATCGGGAATCTCGTTCCACGTTTCGCCGTAGTCATCCGACCAAAAAACGTAGTTGTTGGCCTTCTCAGAAGTGAACGGGGTTCCGTTGTATTGATTCTGCTGTGCAATAGCCAGAATCCCATCCCCGTAATCCATTCCCCAGTTTGGGTAGAACAGAGAGATATTTCCTGCATCTAGCGCCGGTTGCGATACCCGCAAATCCAGCTTCGCTTCGATGCTCCCGCCGGGCGTGAACTTCGTCAACTTGTTTTTGTTGCCACTCCACGATTCCCACGTTTGCCAGATCGTGCCGAAACGATCGACAAATGACGCGTATTTCCCGCCGCCGGAACTAAGCGTTTCCCATGTTTTGCCGCCATCGTACGATCGGGCAAACTTGTTCGAGTTCTGGTCGATTTGAGCGTATATCGCGCCGTCCGGACCTAAACAAGCCCGGCCGTTACCTGTAAGGGTAAGAACCGATTCACGAGGGGTCTGCGCCCGGATTACCTGCCGCTTACCGCTTGCGGTTGTTACCCGGAAAAGGTATTGCGTTCCGGCAGTCGCCGTGAACGTGATAGGGGATGCAGGGTAGGGGTCAGTGACCGGGTGATATTTCGTAAGCCCGTATAGCGTAACTTCAACCGAACGAACAGGGTCGCTTCCGCCCCATGAAACCGTGATTGACGTTTGCGAAGTAGAATACGCCTGTAAGCCGTCTATCGTGTCGGTTCCGCCCGGCCCGGTAGGAATACGGGAAAACCTTACAATCCCGGAACGGATAAGTTTCCCTTCGCATAGTTCAACAAGCGGGGGAAGAAGCGCTTTCGCTATTGCCGCATGCCCCCGGCTGTTCGGGTGAAACGAATCCGAAGTTTGATGGTTGCCGTCATTCAACCATGATACATCCCGGCCGCTTTCAATATTCGCCGCATCTTGCGCATACCCGCGAAGCGGAACGAACGTATAGCTAACCCCTACTGCATCGGCCGCGTCTTGGATCGCCGCGTCCATGGCCCCGTAGTTACCGGAAACATCCCATATCCCGCATAGGATAAAGGAAACGTTGCCGCAATACTGCTTCACAAGCGCCAGAAGCGTTTCGTATTCGGCTTGAAATGAAGCGTTAGAGGTGTCGTTTTCCCCTAACTGAACGATAACGATATCCGGGGAAAACCCATTAAGCCCCTTCGCCGCTTTAATCGCGTCGGATACCTTACCGCCGTAACCCGCCGCGTAGTTGAAGGTTATCGTCCCGTACGGAACGCCTAGCGCCTCGTGAACATCTTGCGCTAACCGCGCCCGGTAGCACTCTACGAAACGTTCCGCATCATACCCCGCGGTTAAGCTATCGCCGATTAACCAGACGTTTCGCCGTTTTACGATTCGCATATCACCCAGACCCAACCGTTCGCGCTTCCGCCCGCCGCCCCTATATCAACTCTGATTTGAGAGCACGTCGCGCCAACTGCAGACCCGTCGAGATTCGTCAGAACATATTTTCCGACTGCAGTTATATTCTGCTTCGTTGCAATTTTCGCCGCCCAATCCGAAGTAGAGCCGAACGACACATCCTCCTGAACCGGGGTTCCTTGAACATCAATTCCGAACGCGCTTCCGCCGTACGATCCGGTTATGCGAACCCAGACGGTTATTTTTCGCCAGCCCGCTACATCTAACCATGCAGTAGATTTCGCCGAACCAAGCGCAGTATTTTCGATCCCGGATACATCGGGCGTGTAAACCTTCCTGCGCCCCGGCCCGGAAAGCGCGACGTGAAGCTGATCGTTCGCCGCATCTTCACCGGCAAGCGCCGTGCTTAGCGAAGTTTGAAGCGAGTTATCCTCAACGAAAACATCGGCTTGCGTTCCCGCCGATTTGTCAACGCCCGAAACAACGATCCGTTGATTTGCCATGATCGGCCCCCTTTTCTAAAGGTTTCCGGCCGGGTGACTGAACCTTACTAAGCGCCCTGTTCAGTTCCTAGGATGGACACCCGGCCGAATCGTTTATAGCATCTAGCCGATCAGACGAACCGCCCTGTTCGGATCGAGCGTTTTCACGCCCCAAAGGGTGTCAATCGTGATCACATCCGAAAGCAGGTCGTTATCCCAGCCGTAGACCACGCGAACGGAAAGCCCGTTAAAGCTGACTACTTCGGAAGGTTGCCCGGTGGGAGCGGCGAGCGGTTTCATAGCTAGGCAGAACGCCGTCTCATGAAACGCCAAGCCGTTATAGCCCGATGCATCAATCAACACAAGGTCAGTCGTTGACTCGGTATCCGCAAGACCGGGGAAGATATCCACGCTCACGCTGGAGCCTGAACCTGTCCCGCCTTTGATCACCGTGTAAACGGTGGGCTTGCCCGTCACTGTGAACATGTCGCCGGTTGCAACGGTTGCAGTTGGTGCGTTCAGCGCGCTGATCGTGACAGTCGTATCACCTGCCGCGCCGCTGACTTTGCCTGCGGAGTAAGTGCCCTTCACATGTTTCACAATGTTCTGGTCGACGTAACAATCCAAGCCTAGCACGCGCCCGATTTCTGCATCCCGGATAGCGCCGATATCCCCGCCGCGCTTGTCAGCGTTGAGGAACGCATCGAGCGGGATATATTTCGCGTGCGTTGTCGGATGCATCACAAGCCGCCGCCCGGAGAACGGAACCTTGTTCACGGATAGCCCCGCGCCGACTTTTGCGATATCGGAAACCGCCGGGGTTCCGGAAACCGCCTCGCGGAACGGAATGCGGAAATATTCGGCCGCGATAGCCGCGTCAACGGCCTGCGCGTGCCCGATAAGCGCAGGGGTAATCACCTGTTCGGAAAATCGCTGTATGTTCATTGATAAATCTTCCGAAGTAATCGGAATCTGAACATACATGTGATGATCCAACTTCACCGGAACCGAAGTTTCCGCAATGTTATCCTGCGTTACCTGCGTTCCTGCGAATTGCCGCGCTGCGATTGCCGACGGCTTGCGAACGTTGATAGTATCGCCGACCCCGTTTGCGAAATCGGGGGAAACGCCCTTGTAAACGATATTCCCGAAAACAAGGTTGTTCTGTAGAATGAAAAGCGCTTCCCGCGCAACAAGCTCCGGGGTCAAAAATGCATTTGCCATGATTACTTAAATCCTTTTTTGCGTTGCTCAAAATACTCCTGAACCGACATTTTCGCCGGATCAGGGGTTCCGTTGCCGCCGCCGAAAGATTGCCCGGCCGCCGGAACGCTTGCGCCCCGAAACTCCGGAAAATCCTTAATCAGCTTATCAACCGCCGCTTTCAACTGCGCGCCATGCGAACCGTCTTGCTGAACTTCAATGCCTGAAGTGTCAATCAACCGAAGCGCGTATTCCCGCCGCTCTGGTTTTACGCCCGCATCGGCAAGCCATGCCGCGGCCTCGGTTTTCAATAGCCGTCCATTAGCCGCCCGCAGAGTATCCGCCGCCTTAGCTTCTACATCCGCCTTTTCCGCTTTCAAGCGCTCTACTTCGTCCATATCCGCCCGCTTGCGCTTTTCCGCTTCTTCTTTCGCGTAATCCGCAAGTTTGCGCTTCAGGATACCATCGAGCTCCGCCTGCGAATAAGAACGGCCGCCGGTATCGCCGGAAGTATCGCCGCCGGTTTGCCCGCCGGTATTGCCGGTTTGCCCGCCGTCCCGCGGCTCCTGCGGTTCTTTCGGTTCAGTGTTCGTGTTGTTATCGCCGGTTGTTTTATCGTTATCCATGTTGCCCTTTACTGAACGGCCGGGTTCGGCCTCACCCCTACTATTTACGGCCGGGATAGCCTCGTTCCCGTTGTAACGGCCGGGTAGCCTCTAAACCTTATTACTTGCCTCCGCGTGAACGGTATCGGCAAATATCAAATTGTTTTGCAAAACCTGCATAGCTTCCCGCGCCACCTGCGCCGGGGTTAGCCCCGGTTCGCGCCGGGCGCTAAGAACGATATCATCCGCCATGGAAAGCGTGATTTCGTCTAACCCTTCATCGTCTATCCAAGCTAGATATGCATCTAGCGCTTCCTTCAAATCGTAAGTTTGAAGGATTTTCGCTCCGCCGCCATCGTAGCGTGCCTGAACGCGGTATTCGTTTTGCAGGTTGCCTTCGTTTCGCATTACCGGATTATAACATAATCGCCGGTTAGCGTTTCGGAAGGATAGGTTTTATCCGTTCCGGTTGATACTTCATCGGAAATTCGCCGCGGATACCTTCGCGCCGTTCATTAACTGCGCGAATGAAATCTTTAAGCCGGCTATTCCATGCCGCCGCAGCATCTTTAGCCTGCTTTCGCGCTAAAGCATCAAGCGCAACCGCCGCCCTGCGATTCCATTTCCGAACGCCGCGTTCTAAATAGCGTTGTTGCAAACGTTCTTCATAAACCGTTTGCTGCTCTTTTTCGCTATCCGGGTTGAACTTGTCAGTATGCTTCGTGAACCCTTCAACATAAGGATCATAGGTATGACGGCAGTTCGGGTGAAATAATCCGTCCGCGGTTGCTTCATCAACGGTAGGGTATCCCTTCGCCCCCCCCGTTAGCGATAGAACTTGCCCTTCCCATGGCCTGCAAAGTTCGCATTGTTCGGCATGGCTTGAAACGATTACTAAATCATCACCGTTCGCAACGCAGGTATCGGATTTACCCATGACGCCCGCGCGAACAACCGCAGTGCGAACCGCCATGTCAACATAGGAATCTAGCGCCCATGAACGGCCTGCGCGATCTACGAACCCGGTAACGCCCGAATCGGCAAGCGCGTTAACAACCCGTTGTATAGCGCCTAATCGCGTTTCCGTTCCGATGCCCACTTGCGCCGCTTCCGATGCAACCGCGCGTTTGTAAACATCTTCGGTTGTTCGCAGGATAGCCCGCCGCGCTTGTGAAACCCCTTTAACCGTTTCCTGCACTAGCCGCCGAACGTTCCCGTAACCGCCCGCTATGTTCGGGGTCCCTGAAACTACACCGGATTGAACTAGGATTTCGGCGGCCGATTCGCCGCCCTGCCGGTATGCGGCTTGAACGGTTTTCGTTACTTCCGCCGGTAAACGTTGAAAACCATCCCGCGCAACCCCGGCTAGTTGATTCCTGAACGCCGCTAGTTCCGCTAGTTTTTGCGCCGCCCAGTCATCGGAACCTACCCCGGCCCGTAAGCGGATTCGCAGGATTTCAAGCGCCCGGATTTCCGCTTCTAGGAATAGCCTTAAAACCGTTTCCGCGTATTCGTCTAGCGGGTTTTCGGCTTGCGGCACTTACGCGATTCCTAGCCCCGGAATATCCGGAACAGAAAGCCCGCGTTCATTTAGTATGCGCCCGGTTTCCGTTTGCACCTGTTCGGCAGTCCAATCCGGGTGTAGCATCCCGACCATGGTTTCGACCGATCCCGCCTGCGCCTGCGCGATAAGCGCGACCGATTGCGCTAATTCTGTAAGCGGTTGAATAATTCCGTCTTGCATTTCAACATTCGGGCGCTCGGGCGCAACGCCGCTATTCAAATGAACGGAAGCTACCTGTAGCATGATTTCCAATATATCGGTTAGGGGAACGCGCCAGTAGTTACCTTTTGAAGCGGTTGTTTGATAAGTTCGGTTTTCCCGCAACCGCAACGCCGTTCCCGATTCCGTTCCGCCCTGAACCTGTAGCCCGAACGTTTGCGGGGAATACCCCGCCGCCGTAACGATCCGGGTAACAAGTTCCTGCGCCGTTGCCGCATGTTCTGCCGCCCGAACCGCGAATTGTTGAATTGATATTTGCGCGCCTGCATCACCCGGCCCTATCGGGGCGTTTACGGGCGCAAACGCTTCCCGGCCGGAATCGAAAAACCAGCCGCCGCCGGGCGTTTTGTCTAAGAACCCTTCCGGAACGATTATGCGGCCGCGCCCTAGCCGGATATCCCTAATCCATGAAGTGTAAACTTCATCTAGCGAATCCATCAGCGATTCGGAGCCGTCTGTATCCGCGCGCCCTAGGTTGGAGCCGCGGTCTAGTCGGTCCGGCCGCATATTCGGGATATACCTGCACAAAAGCCCGCTGATACCGGTTCGCACTTCGGGCAACATTCCCGCTGTTTCAGTCCGCGATTCCAGCGGAATCTGTGTTCCCAACTCCTCGACGGTTCCACGATACAAGCCCGTTAGAACAAACCCCGGTTCATGCCGTTCTAGCAAGCGCAATACATCCGAACCGTCGCTGTCAACTTCGCGCCAGAATGTTGCGGCCGTCAAAATGCCATGCGTAAAATCAAGAACCGCGCTATCGGCCTGAACGATAGATAAAAACGGATGGTTCGCAAGCCGCAAATCCCAGTCTACCTTCAGGATCACCCCGCCCATGCCGCTTGCGCTATCGGCCGCTTCAATCAGTGTGTTAAACACTTCCGCATCTTGAATGAACCGATGCAGTAATTCCTGCGCTTGCGGGGTTTCGCAAGTAATGCGGGGTTGTTCGCCGAACACAAGGCTTGCGGCCACACTTGCGATATCCCCGGCTATCGGAACATGAAGTAGTGTTCTACGCTCCCCCCGCGCTTGCTCGCCCCAGAACGCGGCCCGTCCGTCAAACGGGTTAGAAAAATAACCCCGGTAGATATTCGCGAGTTGCTGCATATCGCCGGAATACCATGCGGCCCGGATGCCCATCCTTTGAGCGGGGAAATCCGCAGGTGGCCATGGGGTTTTCGGGTTATCGGGTAACATATCGTTTTTCCTTTAGCGGTTCCAGTATTGCCGGGAGCCGCGAATAGCATAGCGTAGCGCATCCGGCCCGTGATCGTCTAACTTTCGCGGGGTGTCTTCGCCCCGTTCCTGCGCCCGTTGGTCCCACACGTATCCGGATAGTTCATCTATCAAGCCCCGGCAACGGGAATGTATTAGCAACCGCCCCGCCGATAGGAAAGAAGCTACTTCCCGGATACCGTCAAGAACCGCGTTATCCGCCGCCGCCGCATTCTTCACCCCGTCACGGAATACCTGTAACCGGAATGATGCCGCGGAAGGATCGATATAAACGAACCTTACGGTTTTGCCGTTCAGGAACCCTTTAAGCGCCGCTGAAAACTGTATATCGGTTTTCTGCCCGGAAGAGCTTTTCGCGGGATCATGCCGCCATTCATCTAATACGAACAAGCGCCCATCCTGCGCTTGAACAAGATATAGGAAAACGGTAGGGTTTGTAGTTCCGTAGTCAACGCCGATCCATCCGTTCGATATTGCTTCCGGTTCGTATTCTACTACATGCCTCCGAGTATCGAACATATCATAAACGGCCCCTTCGGCCATGACCCATGCCCCTTCAATGAAGCGCCTGCGCCACAGCCCCGTATATTCCGCTTCAAGGTTTCTAATGTAATCGGGGTGTAAGCTAAGGTTATCCGAAAGCCGGAACCGGAAGGTTTTCAAATCTAGTTCCCGGGCCCGGTCTATAAAATCGCGCTTTAGCCAATGATGGGGGGTATCGGGGTTAGTGGTTCCGAAGAACGCCGCGCCCGGAACAGAAAGCCGGGAAAGCAACATGCGGAAAAACGATTCCGGCCATAGCGTTAGTTCATCACCGTAAGCGCCCGCAAGCGTTAAGCCCCGAATCTTTTGTTCGGCCCGTAAATCGTTAGCGCCCGCTAGATAGATTCGCCGCCCCAGTATCATAGCTTCCCCTGAACCCGCGTTAACGCTGATTCGGGAAGCGCCTATCATTTCCGCGATAGGGTCAAGTATATTCCGGGTTAGGGTTCGTTCGGTTTTGCCCGTCATCAATAGCGGCCCGGCCGGGGCGTTCGATATGAACTTTAGCCAGCGCAGGATACTGCAAACGGTTTTAGAAGAACGAACCGCGCCCTCCCAGATATTCAACCGCGCATTTGATTCCCGCATTGAACGCAACGCGGTTTCGGAAAACGGAACCCACTGCATTACGGTTCGCTTTCAAGTTCGGAAAGCGGATCGCTAAGTTCAAGCGCCGCTAGTAGCTTTTCAACCGGGTCATCTTGAACCGCCGTTTCCGGGTTCGGCTTATCGCGCCAGAATCGGGGTTTGCGGTTTTTTAACCAGAAGATTTGCGCCGTTACATCCCCCTTTAGCGCTTTTTTCAGTAGCGCCTGTTCAACCGCGAAATCGGTTGATTCCTTCCCCCTTTTTACGGCCTCCCGCAGTTCCGGAAATTCGTTTTTCCAGCGGTAGTAGGTGGTTTTCCCGATTCCTAGCCGCGCCGCGATTTCGGTATCAATTAGCCCCTCCATGGCGTATCCCCGCGCAAGCATTACGGTTTCAGAACCGTTATATTTCCGGTTCCCGTGCATCTTCTTCCGCTTCCATGAACCCTTCCGGGAATTCGATTTCTACATCCCCGCAAGCGCGAACCGCTTCATCGGCCCGGCCCTTCACGAAAACCAAAACATTCTGATGGCACTTCCCTAACTTCCGGTTTCCGGGGAATTGCCCGGTTATCCGAATAGGCAATGAACCGGCCGGGGTAACAAGAACCGCGTCGTTATACAGTTCGGCCCCGTTTTCCCGGAATAGCTTTATCGTATCCCCCGTGAACCCGTAATAGTTCCCCTTCTTATCGCGCAAATCGGATATCACGAAACATGCGAACCTATCGGGTTTCAGCGCCCGAAGCGCCCCGGCTATAACTTCCGCATATCCTTCGAGGAACTGTTCGTAAGTAGCCGCGTTGCTTAAATCCGCCGGATCATCGGAATACTTTTCTAAATCGTAGTAAGGTGGGCAGGAAAACACAAAATCGAACGTTTCCGGGGTAAGGTTCGGAAGCAGGGTTCTGCAATCGCCTAACTTCCAGACGGGTTTTCGGTTCATGAGGAGAACCTGCGCGTTGTTCGCGTTAACCTGTTCTTCCCTAAGTTCGAACCCCGTGTAATGCCGCCCTAGCGCTTCAGCAACGATCCCCCTTACTGAACCGCCCGCGAACGGATCGAGAACCCGCGAACCTTCCCCCGTGAACCAGCGGTAAGCTACTTCGCAAAGAACCGGATCGAATACGCTAGTTCCGCGTTGCATGCCCGCCCGGCCGGGCGCAGGTTCGTCTCCGTATTTCTTCTTATTTCGATACATATCAATGACGCCCGAAGTAACGTTATAGATTAGGTTTTTCCCGCGCCCTTCTTCAGATTGAATACCGGTTTCCATCCATGCGCGTTTACGTTCGCGCCAGTAACCCTGCCGGGTATCGAGAACCGAAAACGGGGGGATTAGAAAGCGCTCCCGCAGGGTTTTCCCGATAGCTTCGGGGTTAACCGCGGCTTTCGGTTCCGCGTTTTCCGGTTCAATCGCTTCCGGTTCAGCTTCGTATAGTTCCGGGAAGAAGGTTTCTAAATCCGCCCCTTCGTCTATAAGCCGTTGTATTTCTTGTTCATCCCATAGCAAGCCGGTTTCCGAGGTTCGGTTATCGGCTATTGCTAGTTCCCGCGCCCGTGCGTCGTCAATGCTTAAATCGGTTCGCTTAACGGCTATCAACCGGGAACCGTCCGTTTCGATAACGGTTAGCGCTTCTATATCTTCGGCTTTCGCCGCTTCAAGGGTTTTGTTTCCGGCTATTACGTTCCCGTTCCTATCTAGCAGGATAGAACGCCCCATGCCGAAGCGCCGGATCGATTCGCGCAACATTTCGCGCCCGCGTTCGGTTCCGCGGTTCGCGTTCCTTACATCGGGTTTCAGTTCTTCTATGTTCGGCTCGGGGGAATCTTTCATACTGCCATGATAACGCAAAAGAAACGGGTCGGGGTTTTAGCCCCGGCCCGTTCAGTATCTTACCGCTTTGCTTGATAGAAGGAGATTGATTACTTGTGTAACGAATCTAGCGCCCCGCGGGTTCCGCCGTTACCTGTTCTTTACGCTTCTTCCGGAGTATTATACCGTTACCGGAAGCGCATGTCAAGGGTTCAGGGGAATAATTTTCGGGGATTTTCAAAACGGAACCGGGCGCGAAGAAGGAGGGTAGGTTCGGGAAACTTCGCGCCCGGTAGCCGCTCGGGAGAGGAGCGTCATTCACCGAATTCTTTCGCGCAGAAGCCCCCGACTTTAGCCGTGGGGAGGAAGCGCGAATCTCCTTTCGCATAGATTGATTTTAGTTTTGTTTTCTGCTATAATAGTGTTATGAAACAAACAATCAGCCTGAAACTTGAACCGACAAGTGAGCAATACCAATCGCTTCTTCAAACGATGGATGCGTTCAATCGCGGTTGTCAATTTGTTGCCGATATTGCCTACGAGAAGCGAATAGCCAACAAAGTCAGGATTCAGCCGATTGTTTATTCCGAGCTTCGCACTCGCTTCGGCTTGTCCTCTCAGATGGCCGTCCGTGCTATCTCCAAAGCTATCGAAGCCTACAAGCGAGATAAGAGAATCCATTGCAGGTTCGACTTGCATGGTGCAATGGTCTACGACCAACGAATTATGAGCTTTAAGGGACTGACCCACGTATCCCTTCTGACACTTTTCGGCAGGGAGAGAATCCCTATCCGATTTGGAGCTTATCAATCCGCACGGATGGACAGGATTCAGGGACAAGCCGATTTGACCCTTCGCAACGGAGTCTTCTATCTCTACGTGACGGTTGACATACCAACCCCTCCGCCGATTGAGACGGAAGGAGTTCTTGGAGTTGATCTTGGCATTGTCGAAATAGCTACTGATTCTGAAGGCAACTCCTATTCTGGTGAAGTAGTTAAAGCCTACCGGCGTAAAATCAGAAGATTCCGAGGACTCTTGCAGTCCAAGGGCACTAAGTCTGCAAAAAGACACCTTAAACGAATCGCCAAAAAACAGTCTCGTTATATAAGAGACATAAACCATCAGATTTCCAAAAAGATAGTCGAAACAGCTTCGCGCTCGGCAAAGGCACTCGCTCTCGAAAACCTTAAAGGCATTCGAGATCGCAGCAACGGTTTTAGCCGTGAGATGCGTTGGCTTATGGGCAACTGGGCGTTCAACCAACTTGCTCAGTTCATCCGCTACAAGGCTGAACAGGCGGGTATCCCGGTAGTCTTCGTTGACCCTCGGAATACAAGCCGAACATGCTCTGCCTGCGGTTATATTGATAAAGCCAATCGTAAATCTCAATCTGAGTTCCTTTGTTTAGAGTGTGGCTTCGAGAGTAACGCCGACCTTAATGCGGCTGTTAACATCGAAGCACGGGCCGCCCAGTCATACGGCCTATTGTCGCAACCATCAAGTTAGCGACAAGCCCCCGGCTTTAGCCGTGGGGTCTATGACAGTGAACTAGATAGTTCAGGTTCGCTTGAACCCGTTCCGCTTCCCCGGATTGATATTCCGGGGTGTAGCCGTTAAGCCGTTGCGATTCTTCGCAGGTAAGTTCTAACGCGGAACCGTATTGCCTTCCATCCGGCCGCGTTCTTAACAACGCGCCGCATGTCAAACATTCCCGTTCCCGTTCGCCGGTTACTAGCGTTTCTTCGGCCCCGTATTTGTGACGCGCCCGCTTGCGTATTCTATACGCGGCCGGGGGTTCCGCCGGGAACGATTGCCGAACGATAGATTCCGGGGTCGTGTATTTCGCCTGCCGTGCACGCCTCGCAGTGCATTCCGCGCAGGTTCGTCGCCGATATTTCCCGCCCGCATAGAACGTGAAAGTTTCGGTAGGTAAAGCCCGCAAACAATCCGCGCAGGTTCGCAAGCCGGGCGTTCCGCTACCCATGCGCCCGTTCCTTTTCGATGCAATGCGAACACCATTGCCCGGAAGTTCTTAGCGCCTGCGTACAAAGCGGTTCGGCAAGTTCGATTTCGCATAGCGGCAACCCTAAAGGCCCGATTATGTGAAAGCGCCGTTCCTCCCGCGATTTCGCCCCGTCATATAAACAACCCCGAACGGGGCGTTCCGTTGTTTCCATGTTAGTTATCCCTTCCTGATACCAGAATTGACTCTATTGTTACCCAGTCTTGCGGCCGCCAGACGTAAACTTCCGCCCCGGCCGCCCCTAGTTCCGCTATCCACGCGGCTTGCGCTTCAGATAGCTTCCCCTTATCAGTTTTCAGTTCCGCGAAAATCACCCGGCCCCGCCGAGAAGATACCAGAACTAGATCCGGAAACCCCGGTTCTGATCGCCGCGAATCGTATGTGTGATAGGCGATATAGCCGAGATATCCGGCTAGACGAATGACCTGCGCCTGAAACACCTTTTCAGTTAATGCCGCGGGTTTCGCGCTTTTCGGTTTCAATTCGCCGGATTAACCCCATCATCCTGCGGTATTCCCAGACGGCCCCTGCAATCGCAACAACTAGCGCAAGAACACTTACCATGCACCGAACAATCTCCATGTTCCGTTACCCCCGGTTTTCTTAAGCCGCCGAACAAGCCGCCGCCTTCCGCCGTTGTTCAATGCGCTTGTCTAACGCCGTTCCGGCATAGACCAGACCGTCAATACATGAATCCCGAAAAACCGTTAACGCGCAAGCGTTGCAAAGAAGATAACCGGCATCGGGCAACCAGAACTTAGAAACGAAGCGTTCCCCCCCGCCCTTCGGAAACGGCCTGCCGCAACAATCGCATGGCGTTCCCGATCCGCCGATTACGGCAGCAGGTTCCGCCCCGGCCGGAACTTCTACGCGCCGGTTCCATGCGCCCGAACATTCCGCTTCCCGTTCGTTATCCCCGGAAGCGGTTTTACATACTGCACAAAGAACCCGGTAAACCTCCCCCACGGGAACCCCGTTAACCCATGTGCATTGCAAAACCATCTGAGCTTTACCGCCGCAACAGGGGCAAGCTATCAACCCTTCGTTTTTCATTAAAAACCCCTTTTTACGCTTGAACGCCGTTTAAGCTACCTAGCGTTCGATTTTAGCGCCCGAACCCCGTTTTAAGGTAAGTTATCGCATAACGCGCTAGACGCGGAATGTAACCGGTAAACCGCCCCGAATTCCGGCATTGTAGTAATTCCTTACTGCGCCGCCTTCCGTTGCGATTTCCCCGCCACTGTAATGATTCCATGCTTGCCGCAAGATTCCGCTATCCTATCGGCTAGCCGAACCCCGCATT